TTTCTTTTGGTGGGATCCTAGGATCGACCCTAGAGAACCAGAATATTGGGGCCCCGATGGGGGCTCCTTTTTTTATGTTCCGCTAAGTCTTGGGTTATGGGCTTGTTTTAATTTACTTGTCTTATATTGACTGGAATCTTTATATTTAAATATCCTCTTCATATCATTATATACAATATCTAGGTAATCCATCTTAAGAACTTGAATTCTTCTCTTACCATCATTAATATCGGTTTCATAATCTAGATTGGTTACTGCTGTTAAATTAGAGTTTAGAATAGTCTTTCCAGAAGCATCTCTTGCAGTTCCCACCGAATCTACTGATGCTGCATCGGATAGACTTGTGTTTGATATACCACCACTATAACTTACTTCTTGTTGATATTCGGCATTATATGCAAGGAAGTTAAAGTCATAGTTAGAATCAACTTTTAATCCAGATGGAATTACTATTCTTGCATAGTTATCTACCATGAAGGTTGTTTCATAGTGATGTATTTGATTTAAATTTTCATCATCACCATACTTATCTAAAAGAAATTTTCTAAATTCAACAGAACCTAGTGGCCATTCATCTCTTACATTGATTATATTATTACAGGTTAAGACAACCCAATCAAGTCTAGGATCTCCATAGAGTTCATTAGCAACTTGTTCTGGTCTAAGATCTTCACCAATAACATAATCATTAAAAGCAGTGAAGACTGATGATAAATCAGAACGAAGTCTTCCTCTTTTAAATAAATTCTTTACTGCAATATATTCATCATTAGAACTTCTATCAGTCGTTCTAGAGACGTAGCTTATATTGGGTAAATTTGAAAAGTATCCTCTAGCCATTTTAGTAACCTACGTCAGATGTTGATGGACTATTCTCTTCTATAATGCTTATAGGCATTAAATCACCAAGAGCTTTGTCTGGATCACTGGGATCAAAAATTCTTCCCTCTTGAACATGAGGACTATAATCGGTATTATATATTGGTTCAAGTTCTGCAAATTGTAAATCTAATAGTACAGATATTGGTTGTCCTCCATCATAAGCATTCCATTGTTGTTCTGGTGAATATTGGACACTTACGGATGTACAAGCACAAGGTTTAAACTTATTAACTCCAAGTATCATTCTTCCTCCAGAGGTCATATAACGTAGTCTGAAGACGTTTGGAGTACCTAGGAAGTATGATGGAGATCCAGCTCTACCTATTGTATCTCCAGCTTGTTCTCCTGAATTGAGTTTAACAAGTTTTCTAGGAGCAGACCATTGTTTAAATGCACGAATAATCATTCTTACATTGTGAGCTTCCATTTCATCTCTTGGAGTTAATCTCCATTGGAAACCAAATGATCTTAATTTTACTCCAGAGAACATAAGCTCTGTGTTAGAGTTAGCAACAATACCACCAGCTCTACTTAATATTGTTTCTGGTGTTATATCATATCCAAGTTTTCCAGTTAATTGACTTAATAGGTTAGCACCTATTTCTCCTCTACCTGCTTCTTTAGTACCAATAGCTGTAAAGATTGCTGCTTGACCAGTGAATTTATTAAAAGCATCTGCAGCACCAACTCCTCTCATTATATCTCCAGTCAATGCTCCTGCTGTACCACCAGCTAATAGAGTCAGAGCTTTACCACCAAAGGTTTTATTTACATGTTGCAATGCTCCCATTGACATGGTCGACATATTATCTTCAACCCAACTTACTTCATTCTTATCATTAACTGTTCCAGGCATTGGTAGTACTATACCAGCACCTAATTTCTTTCTATATGGTGATCGTCTTGATAGTCCATATCCCAGACTTGTTTCTCCACCATCATCACCAAAACTTCTTGCCATAGAAGCTGAATATGGAGGTTGATATGCATAACAATCAATCTTCATATAGTCTTGTTCAGTAGACATGTCCATAGGATATGTTATGACCTTACTGAACATTGAATCAGATTCAACATCATAACTTCCACCTTGTATTCCAGCTTTTTCAACAAATGTTGCTGGACCTTTTGTGATTAATTGCCATCCTACATTAACAGTTGATGCTGTACCTTTAACAAAATTTACTCCCCATCTAATAGGTGCTGGTACTGCAACGTTCCATAAGAAAGAACCCCAGTTGAATCCTGCGGCTTCATTGTTTGCTATATTCTGTGCAATCTGATTATCTGTATATGCAGGCCCAAATCCTTGTTGGTTTGAATCAGCCCATTGTGGAACTGGTTGATTAGTTGATTGTGCGTGATTTCTTACTCCTGTTTGTACTTTACTATGAATAACTGATTGCGTACTAGCATCTAATCCTTCAAATTGAGTTGTATCCCATACACCATTTGAGTATATTGGTTTAGCGTCAATTAGTACTTCTCCCTTATCATCTACGGGTAAAACCTGTGCAGTTCTAGTGTCCCCGTAATAAAATAGTTTATAATTTTGAGTTTTATTGGTATTAGTATTAGTTGCTACAATACCTGGCGTACCATCTGGGCCGACATAGTTAGGATTTACTTCTTGTCTTACTGACATTACTTTTTCCAGTTCCAGGCTTTATGTTTAGGATATTTCATTCCCCGTGGATCATAAAATTTTTCAGTTGGGAGAAGAGATATCTCCGCCCAATCTTCACTATCTGGGACTTGATATAAGTTACCTATACCTTCATAGAGGTATTTGTGTAAGGTATTTTTTGGTACAGTAGTACCTCCACCGCTATTTAGAAGACTTTTCGCAACTTGATCTCTATATTGCGGATTTACATAATGTAAGTTACATCCAAGGAATCCATCTCTGTAAAAACTAAGAGCAACTGCTAGTGGTTGTATATCCCAAAATTCATATCTTTCAGGGTATTTTGCACCATATGAAAAGAAGAACATATTCCCAACTTCAATTCCACCAGTATCAGTAGAACTGATATTTCTTTCTTGTAGAGGACCTAAAGCGGTTTCTAATTCAGAGATGTACCAATCTCCGCTTCTGTTCTTCTTACCAGCTTTTTTTCTTATTTCTTGAGCAATCATATCCCTAGATCATCCTCGGTCATGATTTTGAATTCATACTTTCTATCATCACAGTAATTTTTTGCTGCTTCCCACTTTGCTTGATTAATAACGTATGTCTGTACTTCATATGCCCATGCTTTAGTTCTCTTCTTTGGGTTCTTCTTGGGCATTAGTAATTGTTTTTTAGGTTTGACTTCAATTACAACAGATCTCTTTTTACCTTTTGCATCTTTGTACTTGATAAAGAAGTCTGGGAAGTACCTATGCATCCTATTATCTATAGGATTCTTATATGGGATCCAGAATTCTTCAGATTGCCATTGACTTATACTTTCATTTAAGTCACAGTATTCCATGAATTTTCTTTCCCATAATGATCTATAAATGATCTGTGTTGGGTCACCTTTATACTTCTTAGTATGTTTAGGTCTATATTTCCCCTTGTAAGCCATATACATAGTATGTGGGGTTCAACCATTATTTAGATGTCGGCAAACAATTTAGTAGATAGGAATCTAAAATCTAACATTACCAGAGAATCAGTTGATGGTGGTGCTGCAGCGCAGTCTTTTCAACATTTCTTACAGTCTCCTGCTCTTTCTAATACTTTTAAGGTATCTTTGGGACTATCTGGTTCTGGTGGTGGTAATCCTGACAAAGATTTAAATTCTTGGCTTGTTACTGCTGGAGTATTTGAGAGAAGTTCTCCAGCAAGGTTTGAATTCCTATGTTCAGATGCACAGTTGCCTGGAACTAATTTAGCTTCATTTGAAGAGAGTGGTTCTAGACAGGGAGTTACTGAATTCTTTGCACAATCAAGAGCATATGTTGATTTAAATTTAAAATTCTATCTTTCTGCCGATTATCAAGTTCTTAAGTTATTTCAAGAGTGGATTAACTTTATTAATCCAGTATATGCTGCCCAAGGTGGTATGAGAAATAGAGCAGGTAATCCTAAAGGATATCCTCATCAAGCAGAATCATTTGGATTTCACAGATTTAGATATCCAAATTCTTATAAGAGAACTATGATGGTTACTAAATTCGAGAAGAATTTAGAAGTTAAACGGAGAACTAATAAGGATCATATCTATCAGGACGGAAGTGGTATGTATAGAGATAGGCCTGGAGTAGTACAACCAACTCAACCACCTGATAGACCTAATCCATTAACATATATTTTCACTAACGCATTTCCAGAAAGTGTTGATAGTCTTCCATTATCTTATGGTGATGCTCAAATTCTTCAGGTAACTGTTAATTTCAAATACGATAGGTACGTTATTTCCCAACAGGAGAATAATTCTCAACCTAACCAATTTGCTAATACATTGGCTCGTGGTCAAGACGGATCTGTTAATTTATCTGGTGCTTATATGGGATCTCCTTCTCAATGGAATAATGGTCAGGATGTTACTGGATATTCCATTCAGAATGAGAATAAGCTATAAATAATGGTGTGCCACATTACAAAGTGTCCATAATATGAAGACTTTTTCCGAATTTCTGTTAGAATGTAGTTCTCTTAACGAGGGAGGAATGGCTCGTGTCGTTCA